TTTAATCTAACTGGCTTTATCCTTACATCTTCAACCTGCAAGTAGTTGTAATCAAAAGACTTCCCTTTATACTTCTGTGGTGTGTTTAAGTCTAACAATATCATCATATTTTCTTTATCATCTATTATAGGTAGGTACTCAAATACTATTACATTGCCATCAACTTGGTTAATATAGTGGTGCATACAGTTATATGTTAAATCGCTTCTATTTTGAGTTCTCATAATTTCATCACAAACTATAAGGCAATTACTATCTATTTCCTCTAAAAGCCTGTAAAAGTACTTATACATGATTATATCGCTATACTCTATATATTCCACCTCTGTATTCTTAAGGTTGTACTCATATTTGAACTTTTTAAAATAGAATATGTAGGTCTTTCTAATATTATGCTCGTCAACATACCTCTGTATCTCTTGTTGTTTTTTCAATTTCTTCAAACCAATTATTACCATTTTCATCTCCCCTTTTTCTGAAATTATTACCTACTTTTCTATTGTCTAGCCACTTATCAATATCTTCCTTGTTGTGTGATTTTAGTACATTATTAAATGATTTTGCAATATCTGTCTTGGTTTCTAGGTTATCTAATATACGTTCATCTATTTTATAGGATGCACATATATCTGTAACAAATACTTTATTTGCTTGTCCTATCCTATAGACCCTATCAAGGCTCTGACTCCTTGTCCCCCAGTTAAAATCATTGTTATAGTATATAACCCTGCTACAAAACTGTAGATTTAGACCAAAACCACCACAACTTTTATTAGCTACTAAAAACCTTGCCTCACCACTAAATCTTAGTATCTCTAAATCTCTATCCTTTCGATTTATTGCCCCCTTTAAAACGCATACATTATTGTCCCCATAGCGACTTTTTAGACATTCTGAAATACTATCTACCTCGTGTACATACTTACACCATATAATTGTCTTATCCTCTTCTCGTGTTACTATATCTAATAAGGCATTTATCCTTGGATTATTTTCCGCATTTACAAAAAAGTCTACGGAAGTCATTCTTTCGTACCCATCATCTAATACATCAAATACTATTTCTCTGCCACTAGATATTAATTGTAGGGCCGTAAATAACCTATATATGGTAGCCTCATCATCCTCTATAACCTCGCTTAATAACTTTTCCTTGATATAGCTATAGTGTATTAATTGGCTATAATCTAAATCATAATAGTAGCGGTTAAAATTCCTTTCTGGTAGGTCTAAACAATCCTCTTTTTTAATCTTAAAAGTAAATGGGCTTATCCTCTGCATAATATAATCTTCATCTAAGACCCTTTTAACCTTGCCAAAATCATCATATACTAGGTGATTACGACTAAACGAGTAAAAAGAGTTATAACCAATAATCCTCTTATCTAATAAGTAAAATTGACTAAACAAGTCAACCAAACTTTTAGTTACCGGAGTCCCATTTAGTATATACCTATATTTACATAGACTAGAGATGTATATAAGCCTTTCCGACCTCTTGGCAAAATAGTTCTTAATTAGTGTTGACTCGTCAACTATTAACATTACATCCTTATACTTCTGCAACAACTCTAATACCTCTAAATATATCCTATCAGACTGCGATATAGACTCTATACCGCATATTTCTAATATGTCTAGATCTAAGATATTAGATACATCACTTAGACCCCTCTTTAGGTTTTCTATGGTAGATACAGGGCAAAACCATAAGATCTTATCGTACTTGCCCCATTTTCTGCTTGCAATGGCAACAGTTGTTATTGTCTTACCTGTCCCCATATCCATAAAATTGGCCCCTACCTTCATTTTATTTAGTTTATTTACACATTCTTCTTGATATGGAAGTAGCTTTTTATATAATTTAATCTTACTCTTTGTCATATAGTTCCCTCGGGTCAAAATCTTCATAATCCGACTCTATCTCATACCCAAATAATTCAAGTATGCCATCTGCATCATATATTTCCTCTTTGCGTTCAATCTTGTTTTCTTTAAATACCTTGTAATCAAAATTATCATGTAGTAATACCCTTAGTTGCTTTCCATTCCTTGTTGTCTGTGTGTGGCTTTTCGGTATCCACATTTTATATTTAGATTTAGGTATTTTGAGTAGGAAAGCCTTATAGGTTTCCCACTCTACCTGATTCCAATTAATTATAATAGCCCTCATAATTAACTCTCCTCGTCAATTAATTCATTGTATACTTCATCTATGCTTTGTTTTCTGCTTGTATACTTCTTTTCTATTCCTGCCTTAACATCTGCTATGCTGTCCTCTAAGCTAGTCTTAACCCTTTCTATTAACTCCAAAGCCTTATCATTATACTTAAAGTCGTATATTTCTGCTAAGTCTTGTACTTGTAAATACATTTCTGCAGGTAATTGTAAACATTTAATATTACGCTCCCATACGCACCCCTTAATTCCATTAAATGCTTTATTTATTTCCGGATGGTCTTTGAAGTCAAATACTACAATTAATTTACCTTCACATTCCCCTATCCACCTTCTATGCTCTGCAGTATACTCGCCGTTTATAATTTTCTCTTTTAATGTTGGATCATCTATCCTAATGATATATCCTGCATTTAATATCTTATTTGCTAATTCTATCTTTCTATCATCTATAGTACCGCTAACTTTCGTATTTATATTTCTATACCATGTAACAGAATAAGGACTCCAAATATAATGATTGGCCTTACATATAGACTTAACATCCATATCTGCATAAGACTCACAATAGATTGTATTATCCTTGCTGTATATATTTACTATTCTTTCATCAATAGCATTTTCAGGGCTTATAATAACCTCTTTTGGTTCTTTATTATCATTTATATTTAGTTCTATAAAGGCCTTATATAAAAGGCCTCTTATACTTACTCTAGTGCTTCCTGTTTCTATATCTATATAGATACTAGCTTTTCTAATTGTCTTAAGTACGCTAACAAATAAATCGGCTACTAGCCTCTTTTTTTCTACATCCGTACTGTCTTTTATTATCTTATCTAGCATATCAGCAACTTTATGGCCGTTACCTTTTTCATCAAATGCAGGTCCATATGATTTTATGCTTATTAGTTCACTAACAGGCGATATTATTTCGTCTATCAGATTCTTTCCCCACATATTAACCATTTCTTCTCTAATTTTGTTTGCCCATGCTATTTGTTTTTCCGTTCCTTCTAGTTCGGGTAACTCCAAGGCTTCAAAGCTACCCTTAATATATTCGTTACATTCTACTTCCTGCTTCTTTTTAAGTTCGTATCTGCATTTCTTGCATAATGTTTCACTAAAAGCCTTTTCAACTTCTTCCTGTGTTTTAAAATCTTCCTGTCCTCTTCTAATCTTTATTGTTCCTTCGTGTCCGCATTTGCAAATTCCTGTATAAGTTGTCATTATAATTCCCCCCTTTTTCTTTATACTTATATTATATAGCGTTTGCGTTACTATGTCAACACTTTATATTTATTTATTTTCCAATACTTTTGTAGGTATAAAATAGATATAAATTATTTCATATTTATTGTTGACTTATATTGCATTGTGTTTTATAATGTATATATAGAAATAAATAATAATTATCGGAGGTATTTAAAATGAGCAAAAATTATAAGGACAAAACAATCGACTTAGGGTATAGCGATATAGCATCGCTAATACTAAGGTCACCAGGTGAAATTGGTGAAGTGCATACCGGTTCAGATGGAAACTATAAGGGATACCTAGTTGATGAAACTGTTGAGATACCTGATTATTATAAGAAGGTATATGAGGCTGATACATGGCTAATGGTATACGATGATGATGTTATGGTTTTTCAGGCTAGAGCTAAGAAAATCAATGTATATAATGCTGGAAAAAGCTGTATCATTCAGTTTATAGGTGATTATGAAATAGAAAGAACGGCAAGCTATATATGCATAGATAATAAGGATTATATATATATAAAAGATCATAGATATGAATAGAAGATAAAAAACAAGGGGGCAACTAAGCCCCCTCATTTTATTACTTACTATTTTCTTTTATAAAATTCTTAACCTGTTCTAGTGTTTCCCATCTATCCTTACCGGCAATAACAATAGATCCTGTAGGTGCTCCGGAACCACCTACATGGACGATTTTAGCATACCTAGTCCTATCAAAGCCATTAGCTGTTGTAGGGAGTATAGGATAGCCTAACCATGTATTTATTAGTAAGGCTGCAGGTAGGTCATTGATATTTGTATACGTAACAACAGTTAAATTGTTAGTATCAATATTAGGTGGGATATCTGTTTCAACATTCTTCTTATATTCAGTAGCTAAAAGACTCCTATATAATTTCATAATGTTTTTACCATAATCCGGATTAGTGTTCCATTTACCCTCTCCGCCAAGGGCAACTACTGTTTTAGCCTTGCCAAGCAAAAAGTCAAAGTGTCTAGGGTCTACTGGATTCTTAAGAGGGTATCCCTCTGCTCCATAGTATAACAATAGGTGCTGGCCCATAGCCCTAAAGCCTTCGTTCCAGTCTTTAAATACCTTATGTGCATTCTTATCAAAATCACTACCACCCTTTGATATCTTTAGCCCGCATGGATTGTGATAACTGGCATCTATTCCGGCTTGTGAGTTGCCGTTCTTATATAGCCATCCCGTTTCTAGTGCTGTTTGTGCGTATACTGGTGCCGGATCAAGTCCAATAGATAGGCAAGTATCATAGCAAGCCTTAGCAATCTTAGCAAACTCTATAGCGTTATTCTTAATTGCCCATGCTTCCATCTGTGCTACTGTAGTAGTAGGATTACCCACAAAAGAAACATCATCGATTATAGGCCTCTCAATAGGCTTATTTGGGCTTATAGTGTCCTTGTTAGGGATATACTCCTTAAGCTGTAGCCCGTACGCTATAGCCTTAGCTACTTCGTCCTCATGCCCTTTATACTTAGCATAATCATCGGCATCATCAACAAAACATATCTCTATTAATAATGCTAGTGGATTACTACTATTTAATACCATTAAATCAGGCCTATTTTTATTAGCTACTCCATGAGTTGTAATACCAACATTATTTAAATTCTTGCATATCTGCGTACCATATTTATATGTTCTATCATCATAATGGCACACCTCACACCCCATCACCTTGCCATCTGTATGATGTTGAGGTTTAAATGCGTTAAAATGCAAGGATACGGAGAGGTCCGTATCCCTATTTGAATTGATCTTAGATACTATCCTACTCAACACGTTTCCCTGTGAGTAGCCGTCATTACAAGTGCTATCATATACTTTATGCCCTGCATTTTCTAATATAGCCTTAACCTTGCTTAATATTAATCTATTTTCCTTAGATTCATCTAGTAAATCACTAGCCCCACATGCTATTTTACCTGCAGGATTATGCCCTGCATGTATATCAAATACTGTCATATAAATCTCCTTTTCTGCGGTCCTACAACCGCTAATAAACAGTTCTAAGGGTGCTAGTCTCCTAGTCCCTTTGTTGTTGGATTATTAAATACTCCTAATAAAGCAATACCAGTAGTTACCACAAGATACGGATTGGATATTGTAGCCATAAGTAACTTACCAACCGCATGCCAACTAGTTAAGCTAGTTGCCTCAACCTGCAGTGAAGTTAGTATTACACCGCCTAAAGTTAGCCAAAAATAAGGATTTTTCAACCTTGAAATTGTTTCCTGTGTCTTCTTAGTTTCCTCAACGTGTCTATTTTCAAATCTTCCCATAATTACTTAACCCCCTTATGATATTTTTGATACTCTTCATATTTACATTTTCTTTTTTCTAGTGCAGATATTCTAAACTCATGCCCCGCTACATTCGATTTAAGGTTGTCTAACTGCTGTGAATGTTTATCGATTGAGTCTCCATGAGTTACAATATCTTTGGTTTGCCCCTCAATGGTTGAGTTCAATCTAACTATACTTGAATTTAGTTTAAGTATAGGGCTTACAAAAGCAATTAATACAGGAACCCCAACCACTGCACCATATACAAATTCCTGATTTGTCATATACCACCTCTCAAAAAAAATAGGCAGTTTAAAGACATGCCTAGGTCTGTGCAAATTAAAATACTAAAAACTTTAGAAGGCCTTGAACTATTCAACGGCCAACTCTTCTAGGTCCATAGCTACTAAAAGGGCCTTAACCTTAGCCTTTAGAAACTGCGGAACCTGCTTAAAAGTTCTTACTCCTGCTATAATGCATGTTACATAACACATTGCCATATCGTTTCCACCTCCTAACTTGTAAAATTTTATATAAAAAAAGAACCTAATATTATTGATAAGATTCTTCATATATAACACCTCTATTCAGCTTTTAGTAGTTCCTCTACCTCTTTTTTTAGGTAATCAGGAACATCTTTTATAGTTCTTATTTTCTTTTTTATTAACAACGCATATAACTTAGCTAATGTACTCATAATTAATTACCCCCTGATTTCATCTCTATTGCCTCTACAATGGCAGTAGATAATTCTAACTTATCTTTTTCAATATTTTCTACAACCTCTGCTATTGCCATAGCGTACTCAAGCCTCACCTTGTCAGCCTCTTCTTTAATTAACTCTTCCATGGTCTTTGGTGGTTCTCCAGGCTTACCAGTATCATAGTCTATCCACTCAAATACTAGCTTATGAGGGTTAGATGATATATCCACCTTAAAAGAGTTGGCCTTGTGTTCTTCAAGTAGTTTGCCTAGTTCTCCATACTCAAGCTTTAGGCAGCCTATTGAGTCCTTTGCATACTTGCTTAAGTCAGTATAGTTATTGTAATCTTCATCAAATGATGTTTCGACTACACACCCCATCATATCCCCTGATTCAATTATGATGTTTCCATTTGATTTTAAGTAATATATTTTTGTTCCTATTTTTTTCATTTAGAATTCTCCTTTTAGTCAAAAGCCCACCATTTTTTAACTTTATGATTTAAATCAGTACGGTTTGTTCTTTGATCTAGTTTGTAGTTACTTACGTCGAAATTACCCTCCTCAACATTTATTGGAAGCCTTGTATTGTCATAAGTATAACCGCCCTGACCCGTCAACCATCCTAACATTTCTATTTTTAGATTTTTTGTAACTATAATAACACCTCCGCCTTCACCGTCGCCCCCATGCCTTCCGTAAATATACTCAGTGCTTTCAATGTGTGCAATAACAATTGACGGAGCAAAGGGGAGGTTTAAATTGCGTACATTTTTAGCGTTCGAATTACTTCCACTCGCCCATCTCTTCCTAACTCTTTTTATATATTGAATACAATCTACTATATCAAGTATTCTGTCTAGAGATATATTATCATCTTTCTTAATTTCAGTTATTATGTTGTCGAGGGCCGTTTGGTATTCAATCCCTAACTGCTCTGTTCTTTCCACTTCTTTTTTATAAGTTGTCAACCACTTCAACCCCCTTTAACAACTTCTCTAGCTTTGTATTGGCCGTCTCGTGCCTATCAACATATATGCCTAAATTCTTGCTATATTCGTCTACACTGGTCTTATACTCTTTCATAGTATTTACTATTTCAGCATCCTTATTCTTTAGCTCTTTAAGAACTATATCAAGGGTCTTATTTGCCCATGTTGTGACCTTTACTTTTAAGTCAGTTAATTCAATTGAATCTAATTTGTGCCATAAAACCTTAATTATATTTGCTAGATTCTTCTTACCATGACCACCCTCTGATTCTGTATTTTCATTATAGCCATCTAGAATTAGTTTTTTCACATCCCCTATATTATCGTGTAATTCACGTAACATAATAACAATAGAACCAATATTATTAAACTCACCAGAAGCAGTACCAGGGTCACCTATTAGTTTATATATTTTTTCTAAGTCTGCCTGCGTTACAAAAACTACTGAAGGGTCTATTACAATAGTTACAGCATTACTATTAGACAATACCATTGCTATTCTTATAAACAACTCCATTGTAGAGCCTTCCTCTGCTACAGGTTTGTACGTTTCCTCATATGATGTTAAGACAATTAATTCATCATCTTCATCATATAGCCCTATTTCTCTGATATAAAATCCCCCTACATCCGATGGTATTAAACTTTCAACTATAAGTGTGTTAGGATTTAGAGGATCTTGCTTGAAATTGGCTATATTGGTTTCATAAACTACATTTTTTAGCTTAGTCATAGACTCATCTATTTCATATGATGTTCCATTACCATCTCCAATTTTAATTTTATTAATAGCAACTTTTTTGCCAGTTGCTGTAGCTTTCATAATTTTTTGACGACCTATATTTGTAATAAGTGTCATATATTTTTTAGCCATTTATACTACCTCCTAATTTATAGAAACTTTTTTAACTATATGCGTATATGTTCCACCTGTATATGGATTAACTTCTACCTCTATAGGACTTAGGTCGTAAGGCAAAATAGTATGTACAAGCCCAATATATGTACAAGCTCCGATATACATATTAGTATTATCCTCTAAAATAAACTGTAAAACAAAAGCCAAGTGAGATGGCTTTATACGTTTAATTATCTTATGTATTTCAAATGCTTTATTCATATTCTTGGCATCGGTTTGTACTGCAAAGGTCCAGTCTTTTAACCATTCGATAATCTTTACATCAATACCGGTGAAATTCTTTGTTATAACTCCCATAGTTTCAGGGTTTATGATTATTTTAGATTGTATTTTTGCTATTACCTTGCCCCGTCTACTCTCTAAACTCTCGGATTCATTGGTAGGCAAATTCAATCTTCTCTCCCATAACTCTATCCCCCATGTTGCAGTCTGTGGAAACATCTGTTTCAGGATATCTTCAAATATATAATTAACATTGTCAAATTGTACTCCTAATGCCTCGTATATCTGTATCATAATTTTGCAATCATCATATATATCAGTAATCCATTCAAATAGCATTTTACCTGTTTCTGAATGCAGCATTGTTTCTTTTAGTGTTTTATTACTCATAAACTAACTCACCTCAAATCTAACACTACAGACTATCTTCCACATTATATGTTGTTGTTTGGTTGTTTTGAGTAATACTGATATTTAACCCCATAACACTGGCCAACTCTGCACTTAGTTTTATGCTATTTTTCGCTCCATTTATGGTTATGTCCG